TTATTTAACTCTAGATCTATTTCTTCAGGTAATAAAACGTCAGCCTGGAAGGAGTGGATTTTATCCACCCCTTGACTGACTGCTATATGCATCTCTTGTATATTCATTAACTTTTAGCTTCTTTAAGTTTAGCTTTTAGTTCCATAAGTTTACCAGAGTTCTTTTTATCTGTTAATCTAATAACAGCGTCTTCCATTGTATCACCTAAAATTTCATCTATGTAGACAACTTGGTTTCCTATCTTTCTTAATATTTCTAGACTTACCATTTCTTCTAACTTAGATTTTAATTCTAAATTTTTGTCCTTTGCAATCTTTAAGAATTTTGCAGGATTATCGTTCTTTAATTCATAAAGTACATTTTCCAACTCTTCTCTTGTAAGATTCTCAGGACTCATTTTGTTAGACATTAATCTTGCAACATGCAACATTTTATCCTTGTCTCCTGATACTTTTATAAACTCTTTATCTGCATCCTTAAGAACTTGAATTTTGTTATTCTTAGTTCTAATATCTTTTGCATTGTCAACAATGTAAAATCTTTTACTAAACGAGCTTTCCATTTCGTCTTTACTTTGAGCTACATGTGGATGTCTTACTGCCCACTTGTATCTAATCCAATCTTCTATATGAATAGGATTACCTTCTCCGTCTTCAGAAATGTCTAGTTCTACTCCAGCAAAAGGAATATTCATTGTCATTTCGGCCCAATATGCTTTTTCATGTTTTGGCCAATCAACATGATCTGGTCCTACATCTAGGATTCCTGCTAAATACTTTTTAGAGTCTGCAGGGCTAAAACCTTTTAAAGGTTGTCTGTCTTGATACACACTACTAAGGTATGATCTTGATTCCATTTGGATTTCTTTAGGTAAGAAACTCTTAGTCTCTTTTCTCCTAATAATAATTTTCTTTGTCATTTTTAAGTTCTTTTTAATAGTTAAATTTCCATTCGGGCTTAGAAGAATACTCTGCCCTACTTTCTTATAGTTATAGAGATATGGGGGGCTTTGACACCCCCCTCATCTCAGAGAAACCAGATATATAGACTGCGATTAACGCATCTTACGCCTTAACACATTCTAGATCTAGTGAAGTATCAAATCTCTTTAATACAATACCACCAGTCTTTAACATGTGTACAGACGCCCCGTCTACATCAGATGCACGTAAATCTGAATCGCTGAACCCTTTAGGTACAACAGAACCAGCAACTGCCCATCTTAAATACTCACGACCTTTCTTGTTGATCATCTGAATGTTGGCTTGGCCATCATAGTTAGAGTTGTCAACAAATACCATACGGTAAGATTCTAATGAATATCCTGTAACAGGGTGTTTTGCACGAGCTTGCGCAACTGGACCGTGATCAAACATATCATGTTTAACAACGTTTACTACGTGTCCGTCTACGTGCTCGTATGTGTTGAAGTAACCAGTTAGTCCTAATGAACGTCCTGAACCTGTGATGAATCTGTTTTCACCACCAACTTTCCAACTACCTGCAGCACCTGCAAAGTGGTTTTTAAGTGCTTCATCAAACTCACGCATACCACCTGTACCTGTGTACAATGTAATTTGCTTTTGAGAAGCGTCAGTCATTCCGTAGAATAAGTCACCAATTACGTTTTTAAGTTTTTGCTCAGTTAATGTAGAGTAAGTATCCTTATTAACAATTTGCTGTAATAAACCAGGACCAGCGATAACAGGTTGTCCGTTCTCATCAGTCATAGTAGTTACACCATTGTTGTCATAAGTTTGCTCACCGTACATGTACATAAGCTCACACTCTTGTTTGAAGCTCATCATGTGCTGATACTCTTCATAATCCATCCAAAGCTTAGTGCTTGAACCTTCTTTAGTAGGTAATTCAAATTCAGCAACGTAATCTTTAGCATTACCAGACATGTGGTAAGACTTTCTTACTGTACCAATTTTGTTACGTACTAAACCTGGAGCAGTCCAGTTTGATGCGTTACCTCTTGAGAAGTCAACACCAACGTTAGCATATAATTGACCCCACATTGCACCGGCAGCTAAGTCAGCAGCAGGAACTGATAATGTGTTACTAGGGTTAACTAGTTTAAGATCATATTGATAACCTCCTGCAACAGGAGTAGGTTCAGACATGATTCTAGCCAATACACCTGTTTGAGAAACTAATGTATATGGGAAGATAAACCATTTGTCTGGGAAAGTAATAGAAAATACAGCACCTGCTAGACCGTTACCAGCGCTAGCAACTACAGGACGAATATGCTGAGTATGAGATTTAACACGATACTCGTATTCAAATCTATCAATTGAAGTTGTGTTACCAACTCCTTCAGTTAACATAGTTAAAGGAAATTTCTTGTCCTCACGTCCTGCGAGATGTGTAATGATTGGAGACAACTCAGTAGGTCTCTCCATTAACGCATTAACTAACGAGTTAGTGTCAGTCATCTGCGAATCGTTGTAATAAGTTTTTAATACTCGCATTTCAAATTAATTTAATTGCTATAGATTCGTCCTATAGACTTGTTAAGCTAAGGTCTAAGCTATCTAAATCCGTAGATGTAGATTTTCTTTTACCTTTTGCACCTTTAACAGATTTAGGTTTACTAGACCTAATCTGCTTTCTCAAAGTTTTAGCTGTTTCTGTTTTAGCCTTTGCTTTGATTATTTCATCTAATTTAAATCCTTTAAACATTAGATAGTCTATTGCTAATCTAACATCCATCTCTGCATCGTTATGATCAATGTCTCTTCGAGTGTTGCCCTGCTTATCTACAGGCTTAGAAATGTAATCAAAGAATTTTTTCTTGTCTTTTTCTTGAACAACTACACCTGAAAACTCTCTAGAATCCTGGATAGTAGTATTTACATCGCTCCAAAATTGTTCAGCTTGTTTTCTTTGTTCTTGTAAATTTTCTTTTTGTTGTTCCATTAATTGCTTCTGATTGCTTTCCTCGTATTTAAGTAAAGCCTCTTTTGCTTTTACTGCTTTATCATAAAGCTTGTCTGATACTTCATAGTCATTTAAAAGTTCTGATATAAAATCATCCTCATGTCCTTTAACTCTAAAGTATTCTGTTAATACTGCTTTTTGCATAAGTGCATTGTCTTCAGTGACATTAGCATTTGCTACAGAAGCCATTCTGTTACCTAGCTGATAAAACTGGTTAGAGTCTCCTCCGTTTAATACAAATTCTAAATGTTTTTGTATTTCAGGGTATTGCTCAAACAATCCATCTAATTGTTCTTCAGCCATTGTAGAAGCTACGTCTTTTGTTAAGGCAGTAAGACCTTCAACAGTGTCATCGTAATCTCCTTCTAATTCGTACCCAAGATTTGTAAGAACTTCTCCAACAACTGCTGTCTCTGCATCTTCTACAGATTCCTCAGCGTCTACTTCATCATCAGATGCTGAAACTGTTGTAGCCTCTTCAGTAGTCTCTTCTACTTCATCATCTACTTCTTTCAAAGCCTCGTTTGGCTTCTCACCTTCTTCATCAAGGTCTTCAATTTCAGTTTTTGTATTCTCAATCGCAAGCTCACTAGCTACTTCGTCTTCACTAGTAGTTGCTACACCACCATCAATAAAATCATCAAAGGTAATGTCGTCTAAATTTAGTTTCTCTTTATTGTCCATATCGTTGCAAAATTATAATTATTATATTAGATTTTATAGTTTATATTTTGTTTCCTTACGCGTTTTATTATATAACACTTTATTCTTCTATACTTCTAGCAGTCGCCTATTATTGCTTAGGGCCACGGTTCTTTTGATTTTCTTTTGCTATTTTTAGTGATGCATCTACTTTCTTTTCTTCAATGTCAAGTTTTCTATCATTGTCTTCTGCTGCATCTTCTGCTATCTGAGCTTTAAGTTTTAACTCTGCCATTTTAAGATCTTGATTAGCTTGCGCATTAATAAGGGCAACTTCTACTTGAGTCTTCCTATTTAGATCATTATCCTCTCTTTCCATTTGCTTTTCTTGCATTGAAGCTTGCAATTGTTGTTGCTGCATTTCTTGTTGAGCTTGTTGTTGAGCTTGCTCTAATTCTGCTGCAGCTTTCTCAGCAGATTCTATTTTCTTTTTAATAGATTGGAAACTGTCTGCGTCAATGGCCTCAGCAACTATAGATGCAGGAGTTCCGTTTTGTATCATAGCTTGTGCAAGCTGTTCTACTTTTAATTTCTTTTCAATATCTGCAGATGAATTACTTATAAATATTCCATAATTAGTTTCAGAGTAATCTGTAGGATCTACTGATAAGAACTCTTGTGTACCGTCACCCATGTAGTACATAGAACTTTTACCATTTATCCAAGCATCTTTAGAGTAGTCTAACAATGCTAGCATGTCTCTTTGTTCTAATCCTGAAAACTTTCTAAATATATCTTCAGTAATATGAGAAGATTGTACAATAGCTTGCTGGCTTGTACCCTTACCTTCATACGCGCCTACAGATCCTTGCCTTTGTCTGTTAACTCCTAGAAGCTTTTCAAACTCTTGCATTATAGATTCTAATAAAGCTATATACTGCTCGATAGTTCTAATAGACATATCTAATACGGCTTGATGTTGAGGATTTAAGGTTACACCTTCTTTATTATAATCTACCCAAGCAATACCTGTAGCATCTACATAGTACATAAATTTATCCATGTCCCATTTTTTAGGAATCATGTTTATATCAAATTGCGCAATAATATCTTTAGACTTTGCAATAGCAACCTCTAGTCTATATTTATAGATATTATAATTAATCTGGTAAGGTACTCCTAATCCTACTAAAGATACGTTATCAGAATTTATATCAGAATACGTTCTACCGTTTATAGGTAACTTACATTCTGAAGGATTATTTATACTAGTTCTTTGATTACTTAAAGGTGACATTTTTAAATATATCTCATCACCTATTTTAGTTCCTTGCCATACTTCATTTACCCACTCGTAAGATATTGTAGCACCTAACTCTTTTAATTCGTCAGGCATTTTAAAAGTTTCAGGAACTATCTCTACTTCTTCTTCAGCAGTGTTAGGATTTATGTAGGAAAGAAAGCCTATTCTTTTCATTGACTTCCAGTAGACAATATTAACTTCTAATAATCTACTTCTATATTGTTCTTGTCCGTATAAAGAATATCCTTGAGTCATGTGAGAGTCTCTTGTAAACTCTGAAGGATTTTCTAGCATGTCTATCTGCTTATCTGTAAGTTCCTCTCTATACATATCTATTACAGTAGATGCGTGTGCAAATTTTCTTACTATTGCCCAGTCCGCGTCCTCTACATAATCTACATCTGGATCTTTATCATAGTCTACATCAATAGGGTTTAATACTTCATAAAAAGGATCATTACTTCTTACTCCTCTGTGTGTGTAGCACTCTCCTGACACTAGGAAATGAAACCATGCTTTTTGTAACTTATCGTATACATCTTGCTCTTGCATAATGTAGTTCATAGCATTTTGACCTATTATAGCTCTCATATCTACATAGGTAGAATCAAATAGTTTTGCTACATGCTCTGGAAGCTCTACCTCTTCAGAAGGCTGCCCCGTGTCAATGCCTTGAGCATTTAACATGTTTATAAGCTTTTGCTGCATAGCTTGT